AGCCTCTTGTTCAGCTTGAATTCTTGGGATTTGAGGTTCAGCTTGCTGACGAATATTATTAATGAGATCAGCAACTTGATCAAATGGACCTTTGCCAAGCGCGCCTAATACTGCATTTACTTCTTGAAGAGAAAGTTTAAGTTCAAACATGATTTATATCACTCCTTATGGATTTTTTTACCTATATTGTATTTCGCAATCAGATTCCATTCCTTCTTTTCAGAATAAGAAACAATTTTAATTTGCGATAACGAGACTTGTTTTTCAGCTTTCGCTGGAACAACAATTTTTAGAAGACCCCAGTCCTCCAAAAGCTTTGAAATAGTGTTACGTCTTTCAATGTCATTAGAAGAAATGTTAGACTCTTTTCCATCAAGGGCAAACAGTTCTTTGAAATGAACGATAAAGTATCTACCCTGCTTATGCAAAATGTGACAAGATTGATAGAGAGTTTTATCTTTTTTAGACGCAACACCAATGCGGGTTAAAGTTTCTTTAACCTTTAGAAAATTATCTGGTTCTGGAAGGGTAACCTCGAGCATTGAATCGGGTTTCCAGTCGTAGTAGATCAGTTCCATAATACGTTCACTTTCTTCTTATAATTATCAGCAATAATAAAGCCGACTATGTCATCTACCACCGGTAGAGTACTTATCAACCAGTGCTTTAATTTGACTGGTATTAAGTATATTTATAATCTCTAATGCTCTACGTTCTGAATAATCATACTCTTTCATGATGATCTTTACTACGTCTTGTGTCTTATCTTTCTTAGTCCACTTTGAGAATCGCTTCTTTTTTGGCACCGCGGAAAGATAGTAATCATACTGCCAAGTCTTGGGAATACCATGATTGATATTCATTTCGTTGGCATGCATGATTGTGTCGGAAAAATAACTAAGTCCACGATTGACCATGAAGCCTGAATAGTCTTTCTCACACAAAGGGTCTTCCTTAAAGAGATTCTTCTTTGTGTCGTTAATACTATTGAGAAAATCAAACGGACTCATTTTAATCTACCAGTAAGTATTGCAAAGTCTTTTTCAGATGCCATGTATTGTTTACCCGGAAATCTTTTGTTAAGATTCACGATAAGTTGTGTTGGATCAGACGCATGTGCCATATAATCGTTGGTTTCAGCATTGTAGACAAAAATTGAGTCGTCTTTTTCTTCAACATAAACGTTTATAGTGTTTTCGCTTTCTTCACTACTTATTGTTCGCTCAATTATTTCTAACATTCTTTCACGAGCAGTATGCACACCAAGGAAAAATCCTACAGCAATACTCACTAAAATTAAAATGATTGTTTCGAACTCTGTCATTTGAATTTCGCGCTTGACATGATTTCAGTCAGCGCCGCCATAGTGTTAATTTCACGATCAGCAACGAATGCTGCCTTGTATTGATACTCAGCAAGAATCAAAACTAACTGAGGAATTGATGCAGCCTCGAGAACATCAGCAGCACGATCATATAGAGCACGATACAGTTCAGAAGAATCCATATCACTATTTTTGCCTACCCACTTACGAACTTCATTGAAGTTACGCGCAGACATGTTCTTGAATAGTTCTTTATATGACTCATCACCAAGATTGACTAGAATACCAGAGTCGATCTTACCACTCACAGAATATCGCTGTAGCTCATTCAAGATACGACGATAGTCTGGAAAATGCTTTGTGATTAGTTCAGCAACGACTTTGCTATCAGCTTCTACTTTTTCGAATGATAGAATATCTATCACACGACGATAGAAGGCCGCGGCAATCTTTGGCTTGTCTTTATTCTCTATCTTGAATTCGACCACTGCACACCGAGAATGCAAAGGCTCGATGATTCGGTTTTTGAAGTTGCATGTAAAGATGAATCTGCAGTTGTTGCTGAATTCTTCAATGAAACCACGAAGGGCAGGCTGAGTAGAATTAGGATTAAGATAATCAGCTTCGTCAAGAATAACTACTTTCTTTGCCGCGGTAAGAGAAACTGAAGAAGCAAACGATTTAATCTTGCTACGGAGTACGTCAATGCCAGATTCTTCAGAACCGTTAATGAAAAGATATTCAGCGCCAACTTCATTGCATAGAGCTTTTGCAACTGTAGTCTTACCTACACCCGCAGTTCCAGCAAATAGAAAGTTTGGCAACTCACCAGAGTTAATGAACTGGCGAAATGTATCCTTCATACTTTGAGGAAGGATACACTCATCGATAGTTTGTGGACGATATTTCTCGTTCCAAAGATATTGTTTACTCATAATATAGAAATGCTCACGTGTTGAAACAACCAAATAATAATTTCCACTAGTTTCCAAAGCCCCAGTGGAACGAAGATGCAGCAAAGAATAAAGAGGAGAGCAATTGTTTCACCAACTCCTCTGAATGCACCTTCAACCATTAGAACTCCGAGTCTGCCTCAATGGCAACAAAATACGACAAATCACTTGCCTTATTAGTAAACTTAGAAATTTTCTTTGATGAAACTTCTACGGTGTAGTCGCCCGGAAGCATCTTAAGATTTTCGATCTTCAAGTTAGCTGAAAACACTTTGTCGGTAGAACCAATGCTCATTTCATAAGCATTAGCAGTGTCATTCTTTTTATCAGAGACAACAACCTTAAGGTTACTACCATCACCTGCAATAGAAACGTCACTTGCTTTTAGTACTGCTGCAGTACGAAGAATCATTGCAAGTTGCGCTTCATCAAGATCAAAGCTTACATCAGGCGTGGGAAACTTAATAGTTGCTGGTGCAGACTTAACAACGCCTTCACCTGCTGCGTAATATTTAATCTTGCTACTTCCACCATCCGAGATGGTGACATACTTATCACTGAATTTTAGATCAGTGTTTTGGAACAAACTGATAACACCCAAGAACTCGTTGACATCATAGATACCAAAGTCATTGGGAAAAGTTTCAGCAATGGTTGCGTTTGCCATTACGTTCTTTGCTTCAGAGATAGTTGAAAGCTTATTGCCTTCGCGTAACATCAATGAGCCATTAATGGCTGCAAAGTTTTTAATAAGTGTTAGGGTTTCTTTTGACAGGTTCATTCTTTATCCTTAGTGTATTTTACATCATGCTCATATAGAAAGAAAATGCAACACATTGCATGAGCTAAGTGATGAATTCCAGATTCTGGGTCAATCTGTTCATCTTGTTTCCAAGCCCAGATGTGCCGTTGCATTGCGTCAAAATATCTGCGCTTAGCATCGTCAACATGTTTCCAATTATCGCGCTCATATTTTTGAGCACCAAAGGTAAGTACCTTTACCATCTCCTCAAGCGCAAGAGGTGGAATCAAACCATATTCTAGTTTGCCACCGTCGAATTTGCGACCTTCAGAAGGATCATATTTAGTTTGTGCTTTTGCCATAAACTCTCCAAAAATAATGGGCTGAGATATGTATTATACCCCAGCCCACTTTACTTGTAAACTAAATTAGTTAAACAAGCCTAGAGCGTGTGCTGTTTGTACCATGCTTCTTGTGGGTGCACCAACGCGGTACTTGGTAGTCTGTTTGCCAGACTTCAAAGTTGCTTTGTTTGCGTAAACACATACACCATCAGTACGCAACTGATGAATTGCCGCAGCAGGATTTTGCAATCCAAACATGCCGGTGATTTGTGTAGGGGTTGCAGTTGCGCCAGACACGAGGAAGGACTTCAAACGTTCAATTTTGCTCATAGATATCTCCATTGTAAAAACCACCTAAAATTAATAGACTACCCGGTGGTAAATGATAGTCCACAGTTAATATTAGATTATACCACTTTCCGCCATTTCTTGGAAAAATTCTTTTTCAAATTCATCATTATGTGGCGATTTAATCGAACGCAGATCAATAACTGGAGTCTGCGACGTGGGAGTGGTTTCAGGACCTGGCCATGCATATAGACCACGGGCTACTTTTTCGCCCTTAACAATCCAGTTAGGATAGCCAAACTTGCCATGAAGTTCTCGGCATTTGAAAAAGAGTTCCTCAACAGTTTGACGATTGATACATTGTGCAGAGCGCAGCGACGGCTCCAACTCAACAAAATAATCAACGGCACGTTTTTGGGCTTTGGACAGTTCAGAATAGTTCATAATATAATCTCCAATTTAGAAGGGAATTTCATCAGTAATAACATCAGTGTCAAGTCCTACAGATGTAGGATCACTTGAAACTTTCTCAAACAGCGAGATGAATGCTGATTTTGTAACATCATCAAACCTGTTTGTACAAAGTTCGATTGCCTTAGTCTTATTCTTGAAGATACTGAAAGCACGAACAATGTGGATTAGACGACGAGTAGTGATAGTCTCATCAATACCACCGTCTTCAAAAGTACGCCGAATAGCATCGGCCCACTTAACCAGAGATGAAGCAAACTCTTCATCAAAGCAGTTATAGGTGTTCATTAGATTATGAACAATCTTTTTCTCTACTGCTGCAGAAGGATAGTCTTGGGATAGAGTTACAGCAAAGCGTTCAAGGAAAGCTTCGTTAAGAATGTTGGTGCCAATGTAACGGCCGTCGTCAGAACCTTTGCCTTTAGTGTTACCGGTTGCGAACACATTAAAGCCAACTGCAGGAACGATCACTTCATTTTTCAACTTGAAGTAGTATGGTTTACCTTCAAGAATAGGCTGTAGACACAAAAGCGTGTTTGCAGAGCCGCCGTCAAGTTCATCGAGCAGCAATGGGATACCTGCGCGCATTGCGATCAGAACAGGACCCTCGATGATTTCGATGTTGCCGTCGACAAGAGTTTTAGTGCCAATAAGTTGGTCTTCATCTGTCATCATATTCAAGTTAACACGAATCATTGCAGTTTTGTTTTTAGCACAAGACTGTTCGACCGCGGTAGACTTACCGTTACCGGTTGGTCCGTAAATATAAACAGGATAGAATTGACGCGACTTGATCACAGTGTCAACATCTTTATAGATACCAAAAGGCACAAAGGAACGATCAACCGCGGGAATCATTGCGATTGTGTCAAAAGAGATGGAAGTTGCGGCAGCTGGCGATTGCTTCACCATCGGCACAACGTTTTCAACAGTAACTTGTTCGTGTACACCGGGTACACGGTACGCGCCACGGCCCACGCGATTTTGCTCTTTCATAATCCAAGTCGGCCACTTAGATTCGCCAAGCTTTTCCATCACTTCGATGATTTGCTTACGGGTAACACTGCCTGAGGCTTTAACATCGGGAAAATGCTCGAGCAAAGCATTCAAAAACACATTATTCATAATATAGTCCAATTCAAGGTTTCATCACAAAAAGAAAGTAGTAAAACAGAGGCCCAAAAAACAACGATGCGATCACTGTAGCTTGGAAGAGTTCAACAATAAATTTTTTCATAGTTTATTATACATCAAGTTAGATTTACTGTACACAGAAAATCAAAGAAAGTCGTAGGAAGTTTCAGTGCCGCACTTGCCGAAAGACAAAGCAGCAGTGACTTTTTCGCAGAGTTCGTTGAAGACATCTACAGCAATCTTGGAGTCATGTGTCTCCAAGAACAAAGTGCCGTTGAAGAAATATGCTGGAGTGACAGTGATGCTTTTAACAACTTCGAGAACTTTAACTTCGTTTATCATTTGGTTTCCTTGTTTTGATAGATCAATTATACCACGAATTTGATTTATTGTACACTAATAGTTGACAGTTTTAGTCAACTATTTTATGTACACCTTGGTATTACGCGATCTCAGCAACAAAGTTATTCAGAATGATTCGAGAAGTTTTATTTTTATTCATTACTTTTCCAAGAGCTTTTGATACTGCCGCGGCATTCATATCATTATTAACTGTATCCAAATTTATATCATTTTGAACACCAATAGATTTATTATCTGCCAGATAATATTTTGAATATCCACTTACTGCAATTTCAGTAAATTTATTTGCTCGTAGTTTAGATTGAATATCATATGTATTAATTGATTTATTGCCGCTGGTTTTAACAACAAAACGATTAACAGAACTATAATTATTATAGATCAAATTAAATCCAATATTAATTGTATTATATCTATCTTTAATGATATTTAACAAAGCGTGTGCCTGAACTTCTGCATCCTCTGTAATCTGATATTGTTTACCAGTACGTGAATCTTTAATAAAGTTTTTATTAACGGTTCTTCTAGAGTCTGTGTAAGAAGACTCATATAATGTTTTTTTATTGTGAGCAGATAACGACCCACCTTCACCATCAGTGAGAGTAATAAAAATAGTCTTTTCAACAGCATTATTACCAATAAACTTACCAACATAATCCGTCATAAATACGAGTGCTTCATTTAATGGAGTACCTGACAAACTGAATTGACCGTTACCGCAATTCAACCAGATTTTATTCAGCAAATAAGAAGACATCTCACTTGTTTCACGCTCGTTCATTTTACTAGAAAACAATTCAAAGAGAGTGAATTGATAAGATTTACCAATACCGTTTTCATTTTCAATCAACGACTCATAATTAATGTCTTTAAAATAATTAGAACTAAACGCAAATACTTGAAATGGCACATTAATACGACGAGCAAACATGACTAAATTGATTAACTGAGCAACAGTATTAGACATATAAGAGTCCATTGAGCCAGACCAATCTAACAGCAAAATCATTCCATGTTGTTTACCATCTTTCACAACTGTTAATTGTTTAAACAATTCATCTTTGATTCTATAGCCAAAGAGTTTCTTAGCATCCAATTGACCTGTTTTAGAAGTCTGTGCACGCTTCCAATTGGAAGCAGATTTACGCATTTCAAACTCTTTAACCATGTTATTCACAACAGAGTTATTTTCTTCGCGAAAAGTTTGTGCTTTTCTATTAACAGCAATAAGATTATCATGACGACGAAGCATTTCGTCTTTCATTTCAGAAAGAACTCTTTTATAAGCAATGATTGGATTATCAGAAGTAGTATAAGAAAACGCTGGTTCAAAATACTGATAATTAGTATTAGCATCAGCACTTGATTGAAGATTATTTTCAAGAGCACTTACTGTAGTAGCTTTGATTTTTTTATCTATTTCAGCTTTTTCAATATTATCTTTAACTTCTTGCTTACGCTCTTCAATGGCAGCTTTTTTGCCACTATTATCACCAACATCTTCTTCTTCAGATTCAAAATTACCACCTTCTAACTGATTGTCAAAATCATCGTAATCTTCATCTTCAAAATCATCACCATCGTCAGAATCAATGTTCTCCAACATTTGCAATCTAACTTGTGTTTCAGCATTTTCTTTGCAATATTGATACAAGCGATCAGAGACATCAATAACTTCTTTAAGTGATTCTACTTTATCAATTTCATTGATAAACTTCATCTCATTACTATTAAATTTAATGCCGCAACTAACTCCAAGCTTATAAAACAAGTTAATGCGATCAATAAAACTCATTGTTTGAACATCAGTATCTTTGATTTCAAAGAAATCGCGTGCCATTAGTTCTTTATAACCAGCAGTAAATGATTTGCGCGCACCAGGATAACGGTGTTTCATTTTACGCTCAATACGAGCGTCTTCAACCACATTTAAGTAGTGACCATAAGCACGATCTTTACCTTCTTGGGCATTGCCGTATTCTGTAGTGGTGTAGAGTGCGTGGCCGACCTCGTGAAGAATAAGCATTTCTTCAGTGGTGTTGGCAATTTCTTTCCATTGCGGAAGAACCAGCACACGCTTGTCAATTTGAAAAGATGCTGTGGTCACATTGCCACGTACT